CATTGAGTTGGTCTCTATCATTAGTGTAGCGTTATACTTCTGAGCTAACTGAATGATCTTGGTCGACATATCTTCCCATTCCTTATGATTATCTCGGTAAACCTCAACGACAGCGCCAGAAGAGTCCATTACCACTGCAACTGTGTAGTCACCAGTTTGGGCCAAATCAACTCCAATGTAACATTTACCTTGAGGTCTTGGATATCTGTCAAATGCATTAGCATTAAAGTTTTGAAAGACTTGTGATTCACCTTCTAAGAATTCACCTAAGTACTCAGCTCTAAAGATGGCATCAGGTAGTGCACGTCTAGCAGCTTCAACTTCCTCTACATTAATATAAGGATTGTCATACTGTTCCATTCTAACAGAAGCATGTGATGGATAGTTAGGATCTTGACCCATTTGAAACATCTCATAGAACCAGTCTTTACCACGAGGCGTACTAAACAGCACACACTTTTTACCATGTACTAAGGCTGTTGGTTGGATTGCTCGCTTCCACGCGTCTTCAGTTTGATAAGAGGCTTCATCAAGGAATAAATACGAGAATGTGTAACCTCTAAGACCATCCTCTCTTTCGCTACTTCTAAAATAAATCTTACTACCTGTTTTAAGTTTGATTTCATGATTTGAAAAGTTTGTTGCCTCTACAATACCACTATCTTTGATAGCCTCATAGAGATCTTCCATTAGTTTACGTGCTTGTTGGTAAATAGGTGCAATAATACCTATCTTACAGCCTTTGTCATTTATACCATAATAGAGAATAAGGTTTACTAAGAGTAGTGACTTGCCTTGCTGACGAGGTGACACCACAGTGATATACTTTTCAGGTCCATTCACTATAGTGTCTATTACTCTTTGTTGACCTGTATGTGGTCTAAAGCCAATTGCGGTTTTACTCATCTATGTCTATGTCTTCGATACGATCTGTAATAGACGGACCAAATTCAAAACGTAGATCTTTAAATAAGTCGTCACCATCTTTACCTGTTACTTCAGTTCTAGCTAATTTTGGAATTACATATTCTGATAACTTAATCATTAGATCCATCGCTTTCTCAGGATTCTCTGCTGCTACTTGACCTATCCACATTGACATGTTTTCTAGATTAAGTTCTACTAGATTCTGATAGGCTTCTCTAATAGCCACAGTAGTTTTGTTCTTAGTACCTGCTGGTCGACCTTTACGGTTTGCTAAGTGTTCTGGTCCACGCCATCCAGTTGTTGGTTTATCGTTACTCATTGTTATCTGATTTTGTTTTAGTTAATTTCTTTAGGGCTTTTACAGCTATTGCAATATCCTTTTGTGTATTGCCTCTAACAGTGTACGTAATACCCTTAACTGTTACTTCTTGCTTGATCATAATAATGTTTGATTGTTTTTTTAACATTTGCTACACATCGACCACATGAGGTTACTGCTTTCTTTTCGCCTGTTAGTCTGTTGTAGATTGCGAAGAGCATCACATTCTCTTCTGGTGCTATTCTTACATTACCTAGAATGTAAGGATGTTGGTCTAACCATTGTTTGTCTTCTAGTGTCATAGTGTATATTTAAATATAAGATTAGATAAAATTGAAGAGATGGCTGCATAGAGAATACCCTCGAAGCCGAATTGCACCATTAGTGGTATAATTGAAATCCAGTACGTCATGCACTGGTCACACTTAAATGGTTTGTTAGGTAACTCTGGTAAATCCCAGTGTGTAATGAAGTCTGTGACTAGGTGGCCTAAGCATGCGAAGCCAATAATCTGTAGTATTAAATCACTCATAATATATGTTGTTATTTTTTAGGGTTAGTTGTATATAGGCTTTGGCCTCATCGACTGCCTTTGAGATAGATGTTCGTGGTATCTTAGTGGCTCTTGCTAACTGAGAGTAGTTTGGCACTTTGATCCACATCTCAAAGAGTGTAGCTCTAAACCACAATTCAATTGAGTCAGCTTTCATATCTTCTAGAATACCTTGGACAGCCTCTGTTGCGATATCTTGTTGCCAATCATATATGTCATCGTCTTGAATATTATCGGCCGCTGGTGTTAAACTGTGCACTCTACCTTTTTGGCGATAGACTGTGTGGTACTGCGAAGTACTCGAATGAAATGATCTGTGTATAATACCACTTAAGAATTGCATGCCTTGACCAGCATCGACTAACTCTTGGCCTCGCTCGTGTTCCATAAACTGGGCAATTGCAAAGTGTGCTACTTCTTCTGACTCACTGTGAGATCTACATATCTTGTTAGACATCTCAATTATCTTGTCGTAGTTATCTGTTAAGAACTTATTCAATTGGTGCTTTTGGTTTTTTTATATAGCCTTGGATCTCTCTACCTAAATGGAATTCTTTAAGGCCCCATGCATTAGTGTTATACCTATCAATGCTACGGCTATTGTCTTCGAGTAGATTCTGATTAAGGCAACCTAATAAGTAGATGTAAACATAACGAGCTCTCTGATCCTCTAACTCGACCTCATAAAACTGCTCTACTCTGGTTCTGCCTCTTTGCCCTACCTCTCTGGTAAATTTAGGTTCTGGTAAACTAAAGCAAACCACCTCATCATATATGTGACCAATAGTAATTCTCTTAGTGTCGGCTATCTTCGTGTGTAACCAATCTACTAAGCCGTTATTTCTTTTATCACAGATACGGACCACATCATCTATATGTATGGTATAGGTTTCATCCCAACCATGTTGTCTGGCGATTCTATCACAGAACCAAAAGAAAACTCTTAAGTGATCATCTTCTATCTTACTAACCCAATGTGGAACTTTTATTGTCATGTTTATGTTTAGTTTATTTATTCAACTTACCCAGAGCGATCCACATACTGCTAATCTCTTCGCCGAATTTGTTGGCTTGATCAGTAACACGCTTACACATCTCATAACGCTCATAGCCTTCTAAAGCCTTAGTCAAGGTTTGCACATAACCCCACATGTGTTCTTCGATCCACTCTAATTCTGCTAGTTGGTCTTCAACATCCATTAGTACATTGGTGATGGTACGGTTAGTGTAATAGTAAAACCAATCCTTCGCAGTTTTGTGGTTACAAAATATGTGGGCCTCGGTCATGAGATCATTAAATGGTTGAAAGAAATCTGATTGCATAATTTTATTTTATTTTAGTTTTTAATTATTTGGTTCTACTATGTGGTCGACCAAGCCTGTCAGTATGCGCTTGCAAGTACCACCATGCCACTCGTGTGTAATTCTAATATAACCTTCGCGTTGCATGTCTTTGAGTAACCTGTTAGGTTCTATATATGTATCGGTCCATTGACGAATATGTCTGTTATTAGGGTTAGTATCGAGTTTGATTCGGTCTAATATCGTTTGTTTATAGTGTACTAGTTTTGGTATCATATCGTGTTAAGTTTAGTATCGTGTTACAATGTTACAAAAAAAGGCTGTTTTTCCCTTATACTATTTTATATTCCCTATTATATTATATTTTTTGTAACTTGTAACAATATAATAAAAAAGCAACTCTGGGCTACCCAAACAGCCTTTTTACGTGTTACAAAAATATTTGCGTTTTGTAACAAATAGCTGTTTTTGTAACATTTATGCTCCAACATTAGAAAATATGTCTACATTAATAACAAAATCGGCTTTGTTGGCTACCCAAAATCTTCCAGTTTTCGGAGCATCTACAGTAATATATTGCCTATCATTTAATCGACTTGGTTCTGTTGGTTGTATAAATCCCATTTTATCTCTTAATATCTTAGCTACATATTGTGAAGAGGGTGCTTTGCCTTCCCAAGTAACCATAGTAATTAGATCTTTAGTAGTAAATAGGACCTCATCCCATTTAGTACGATAAAACAGATTCTCAAAGTAATCTTGTAGGGTTTCTTGTTCACCAACTTGATTATCACCTACCAACTTCTTAAAGCCATTTGTTTTAATAACAGATTGTGGTAACCAAAACACACCTTTTGATTCTGGACAATGCATCTCTCTGTTTAGTAAAAAGTCTAAAGAGTGTGGTAACTCTGCAGCCATCTTAGTTTCAAAATGAGGATCTAAATCTTCATTAGAGAATCGTGGTACTTCTCTAATCCAATATCTTCTATCAGATTGTTCAAATGGCATAAAGTCTGAATCATTTGAAGTAATTAAAATATGCCCATGAAATGGTTGAGGTACATGAGCTTCTCTCATACGTCTAACATTAACCTGTTTCATAGTAACCATATCTCTAATATTACGAGCCATAGTTTTAGGATTTTTAAACGAGGGTTCATCCATATGAATAATGAGTGCATTAGCCCATGTTTCATTAAAATCAGATTCTAACTCAGAGTCTCTAACATTACTATAATTCATCTCAAACATTAAGTGCTCTAAGTATGCCATAGCCGACTTTGATGTACCCTGCACATGTGAGTAGAGTACACGACCAAATAGTTTTTGTTTAGGCTTTCTAATTAAGAGAGTATGATAGTCATACAACCATTCTGTTTGATCTTCTTCTGCTGCATTCTTACCATAAATGTGATTGATTAGTTTGTGAATAGTTGGCCATTCACCAGGTTTAGGTTGCCAATTAACTCTATGATACTCATTCCACTTACCATCTATAACAGATTGATAATCTATATGTTGTGGTTCATTGACGCGACCAGTCAGCTCTAAAACATCTTCTAGTTGTCTATTACTCATACCAAACTTAGAGGTTAATAGAGTCTTTTGTACAGGTACTGGATTTAATTTATGTGGATTAGTCCACTCTCGTCTGTACCATTCATTATTAATTAAGACCAGATTATCTGGATCTCTTAAAAATTCATTTCTTGTCATAGTGTTTTAAATTTATTTAGGATTTCTTCTTCTTTTTTAGCTAAGTCATTTATTCTTTGTACTTGACTTCTACCTAAATGTTTAGCTTTTGTTTCAAAACACTTGGCCCATTGATCGGCTACCCATGCATGCATTTTATCTGAGTCTGTTTCAGATTTTAGATGCTTACTAATCTTTTGGATAGCTTCTGATTCTTTTGCATTAGGCATCCACTTGTCATCTAGTCTAGCCTCGTACAAATCAAATAACATACCCAAAGTTTTAAAGTAGCGTAAACACCAATGCATCGAATCATCATGAATAGTTGGTCTATTCCAAACCAGTTCAATCATTTCATTAGTGGTTGTACCTCTGTGTTTTGCGTGTTGTTTAATGGTATCTAGTGTAACTGGTCCTCTTTTTTTAGCATTGATACAAGCCCATACTATAACTTTACCAATTGGACTGTGGAACCAATAAGCATTTAATTCACCAATTCCATCTGGATTATGCATAACCCATTGAGCAGCCCATTCTTCTGCAGTGCTCTGTAAATAACTCATTATACTATCGAGATCGCTTTATAGTTATGTGTGTTACCTAACTTTTTTACTAAGCGTTTATCCATTAGTTTAGAAAGATTTTCTCTAATACACTTAGATGAGAATCCAGTTTGCTCACATAGCCATTTGTTAGAGAACTCGTCATTGCGTTCATCTACTAGTTGCATTATAACTCTTTCAGTTACTGTAAGATCTTTTTGTTTTAACCAAGTATTAGATTTATACTTAGGTCTAAATTGAGATTCCATTGCAGTTGCTACTGTTTCTTTTAGCCACTCTAAAGAAACTACTACGTTTTGTTGTGTGTTTACATTCATGATATTAATTATTTGTTTATAAAGTTATTTGATTTTAATAAGTAGTCTACTACTAAGCGATAAAATTCATTCTCATCAACTGTAGAGATGTGGCATTGATATGTACCATCTTCCCAGAATTGGTCACCTACTTCTCTAAGTTGGTATTCAACACGATTGCCACTTGGATGTGGTAGTACTGATTGAGTTTCAATTCTAAATATGTAGTGGTCTTCTACAAAATTGTTAACTAACTGTTGTAATGTTGGTTGTTTTGATTTCATAATATTAATTATTTTATTTAGGTTAATTAAGGGAGAGGCACAACGCCTCTCCCGTTTGGTTTACTTTTTAAGTTCTTCTCTTCCGCTTAGGATTCTTAGACTTAGTGCGATGTCTGCGAGTGAGTCTGGTAGTGGATCTCCGTAGTAGTCTCCTTCTCTTAGTTTGTAGAAAGATTCTGCGATTGCATCACTCTGCGAGTTCATTGCTTCGATTACTTGTTGTAGTAATTCTGCTTGTGTTGGTTGTTTTTTTGTTGTAATCATTTTTCTTTTGATTTAATTAAAGTAAGTATCGTTTGGTCAACTTACATAAGTTATACATGAAATAATTCTTTTGTTTCAAAAATATATTCATATAGTTTATATATCATTGACTTTTGAGAAAAAAGTCAAATTACATAAATTTAATTACTTCTATAATAATTAGCGTTGCTAACATAACATAGAATACTTTGTCTCGTAGTTTCATAATTATTTTTGCAAAAGGTATTCTAATTGATCAATGACACTCTCCATAGCTTCTACCAATTCAGCACATTCGTAGTCGTCTTTGATAAAGTTGATGTCATTTAAAATACCATCTAACTCGTAATACTCGTCTGAGAAATTACCAGCATCTTCCATTGCTATTAGTTTACGACTTGCAATAGCTTCCATTTCCCACATTTTGTTTTCGATGTTCATTTCTTGATTTTTCATTTTTCTTT